CACCTGACAGCATTGCTACAAAAGCTTTAAAAGCATTTGCCATGCTCAAAAGCTTTCCAATGATCGTGTTGATCACCTGGATCACCGGAGATAAAGCGGCTATAAGTCCCTGGCCTATGGTTGCTCTTAAACTGTCAAACTGCAGCTGTAAGATGCGGACCTGGTTAGCCCATCCTGTAGATGTCCTAGAAAAGTCACCCGCTGCGGTTGTCAGCTGATCCTGTACAAACTTATACCGCAGAGCAACTTTTTCTGCCTCTGACATCTTCGCTGTAGTCTTGCCAAAACCGGTGGCCAAAGCATAACTGTCAAGAGCAGTCTGTGTCATGACAATGCCCAGATCTTTCAGGCTCTCTGTCTCACCGGTAAACACCGATTTCAGTTTTGTATACGCCTCATCCTGGCTGATGTTATAGAAGGATGCCACATCACCTGCCAGCCCGGTAAGAGTCGTGGACATGTCATATGCAGCTTTCTCACTGAAACCAAAAGCCTTTGCCATAGCACCGAAAGTACCGGTAAACTGCTTTGCCATGGTCTCAGACAGACCAAACTGAGCGGCAGCATTCTGAGCAAACTTATCTACCTGTTTACTCATTTGAGAAAACGTAACATCAACTACGTTCTGGACCTCTGCCAGATCAGAGCCTAGTTCTATGCAGGACTTTCCAAAATCGAATATTTTCTTAACTGTAAAAGCAGCAGCAAGGGCTTTGCCTGCCTTCTTTGCCAGATTTTCTATTCCTAACATCTGACTATTGAAATCGTTTTTATTTACAACCAGGTCAAGCCCGATCTGTCCTACGCTGTCTGCTGCCATATATGTCACCTGCCTTTTTTATTAAGACAGGCACATCGGCACAGCGTCTTAGATCTTTAACTCAAATATCTTTTTGCACTCTTTATTTTTGCATTTAAAAAAGATGCCCTTACATTTGGCATCTTCTGACTTCATTGCATTGACCGGATACCCGCAGTACGGGCACCGGACTTTTTCCTGCTTTACTCTTTCAATTTCAACCACCTCCGAAGCAGTCAGCCATAAACTGTTCCAGCTTATCCATAGCCTTTTCATATGCTTCTTTTGTCATGCTCTCTGCTTTCCTGTCTCTCCATTCGTTATAAATACGTTTCTGATCCGGTGTGAAACGCTTGATTACTTCCTTATCTGTTTCTGATCGGATCGCAACCATGCGCCCAAGGGGAGTATCGGGAGACAGGCCAGCCAGCAGGGAACGAAATTCATCCCAGCTGACTGTTTCAAATTCTTTGGTCCTTATGCGTAACCCGTACTGCGTAAGAAAACTGGAAACGATCAGGTCCCAGTCCTCAAGTAGATCGTAGTACGGGTCACTGCTCTCCCTGGCTTGTAATATCTCCTGTGATCAGCTTCATAGCTTCGTGGATAACGGTCATCCAGTCAGGCACCAGCAGCTTGAATGAATTAATTAACTTCCTGCTTTTTTCCGGGAATACCAGTTCGTATAATTCATTCATATTTTTTTCCGAAGCCCCACCATTTTTTGTAATATTGAGAACTTTCATCATGGTAGGTGCATCTGCATTTACTTCAATTTTTTCCCCTTTGACCATCAAACACGGATTTCCATCAAACGTAAGCTTGTCTGTAATATCTACTACTTTTGCCATCTTTTCTTCCTCCTTATGCTGCCTCTGCCGGTGTAAAGGTTGGCTTGCCATACAGCGTTGCAGTAAATTCCAGTGCATCTGCTGCGGTTGTATCACCACCGCCTGGGGTTGTAACGTTGATAACCACAATTCCTTCCAGCTTGGCGCCGGATACCATGGTCCATTCAAATTTCGTCATGACGTCCTTCCCCATCTTCATGGCAAGCCCTGCAATATAATCATTTCCAGGATCACCAACAGATCGTTTGCCCTTAAAATCAATAGAAAATTTTTTGCCTGTTACAATGCTTTTTGCCCATCCCTCTGCATCCATTGCATACCATTCTTCATTCTGGCCATCAATGGCAGGGGAAAAGTTTTCAAGATCGGCCGGCATCACCATCTGCTCAGATGTACTGTCTACGCCCTTAGTACCGATCTTAAACTGATTACTGTGTACCGGATATACTACTCCTGGCATATTCTTGTCCTCACTTTCTTTGATAAATTAAATCCAGCCAGATCACATATTCATATACACCATTATCATCTGTGCCTACATCCTGCGGTTCCGGAACCATCAGATTAATGTAGTTGATGTGGGTATCTCCTATGCTCAGGCTGGATATGTTTCTAAGTTTCTCAAACAGCTCATAGGCTGCTGCTTCACTCTCCGGCTTGTCCCTGTTCCAATGGACTAGAAGAGAAATAGCCCTAGTATCGTAAGTCGTGTGTTCTAAACCACCCAAAGCAATATTGGGCGGTCCAGATCCGCTGCGACTATAAATACCAATGGATTTTTGTTGCTTATTATCCAACTTACCAATATAAACATGATCAGCTGATGCTACACCCAGACCGGAGATCCAGTCCTGTATGTCAGTTAATCGCAGCATCATACGCCACCTGCCTTCTTATAAAACTTTTTAAAGGCTTCCTTGCAAAAATCAGAGCTGACTCCTCCCGGAAGCCACGGATCAAACCATTTACCACCCGCAAAAGGATTTTCATACTTCTGGAAATGATATTCCGGATGATAATACAACCGCCTTGCATAGGGTGTGCTGGATACCAACGATACTTTTCCACCGGAAGATTGACTCTTATCCACAAAGGTACTTTCATTCTGCAGATTGCCCGTATCAAACGGCATGATCTGAGCCTGCACCACTTCTGTATGCAACGCTTCTGCTGTTTTCTCCAAAGCAACTACCGCTGCCTGTGTCATCTGATTAATACGTGGCATATTCAGCTTTATAGTTGATTTTACCTGCATCAGATCACCTCCAGGCTACAGTAGTTTACCGTACCGTCCGGATTCCTGTTCTTACAGCCCTGTTCAATCCGACGTTCTTGACCAAATACAGTTAATGTGCCACCGCTTAAAGACGGCATATCCGGTGCAATGTCTCCTGTAAAAAGCGCTGTACCTGTGATCTGCACCAGCTTCTTTTCTGCTGTCAGAATAGTCTTGGCTTTATCCTGGAAATAGCACATCAGATCTGCATCCAGGCTGTACTTCGGTCTTCCCTTATTATCCAGTTCTTCCGATTCCAGGTGGACATGCACAGGCGTCTTACAGAGCCTTTTAGGTACTAAACACGGATATTTCATAGTCTCACCTCGCTAAACGGCAGCAAAGGCCTGTCTGGCACAGCATAGTGTAGACATCCCGCTTCATGGCAACCCCTTTGTCTGTAAACACGTTCCAGGAACTGCCAAACTGAGCAGACACTCCGTTGATGCTGTAACTCTGCAGGATCGTATTAATCTCATCTGCGTTTTCTGTTTCAAAGTCAGCCTGCTGGCAGACCACTTCCCGGATCAGGTCCTGTTGGAATGTTGTCAGATTAGAAAAACCCCGACCTACAATCCGGTTGTAAGTCAGGGAGTCAACGTGGCGGCTGGCCTGGCGGAGGGCCTTGATAAGATCACCCTCAGGTACAATGCTGCCGCCGTATTCTTTCTGGTAATATTCTGAGGTTACATACGGTTCGTAGGCCATATTACTGCCCTGCTTTCTTCCGCACAGTCTTTGTAGTTTCTTCTTCAGCCTTTGCGTTTTCTTCTTCAGCTTCCATAGAAGAAATCTGCTGTTTCAGTTCCTCATTTTCTTTCAGAACCTTGGCATAAACACTATACGGGACGGTTTTATCCACTCCATACTCGATCAGTTTCCCATCATCATCCCTAATATCAAAACCGGCAGTCTGATATGCCGCTACCTGGTTCTGATCAATCGTATAGACTTTATTGTCTTTTTCTGCTGTCATGATCTCACCTTACCCTTCTGCCTCTGCATTGATCGCAATGCCACAGGACTTTCTTTCGATCAGGAAAGTGTCTGTGTAGTATCTGTTCTGGTATACATACTTGTCAGCTGTACGGGAGTCTGTGCCCGGTGTAAACAGCTTCATATATGCATACTTGTCACGAGAAATGACACAGGATGGATGTACCAACATTATGTTCATCTGCTTTGCGGCAGCTGCCGGAGTACATCCATTGGTGAAGTCATACTTGGTTTTAAACCTCGCAGACGGAACAACTTTAATGTTTACATCATCCAAAGCATGAACACGACGATCAATTACACCCGCTGCGCCAGCACTGATCACTCTGGTTACTCCCTCGGCGCTCTTAAGCAACTTGTTCATTGCAGAAGTCACATAAAGCATACGTCCTTCCTGTGGAACGGACTGATCATCCATGATCGCCATCTGTTCATCGAACCAGTCAAGAATATTTGCAGCAGTAAGAGTTGTATTATCAATTACTGCACCTTTGCTCTTGTTGGTCTTTGCTTCTGTGTACAGTTTAGAGAAACGATAACTGTCTTTTTCCGGAATTGCCTGCTCTTCCTCAAATACGTTCTGGATATTTGCAATCTCTACAACAAGATTGGTTTCGTCAATATCCATTGGATCAATCGCAAACTCTACATCACGGTCATGGGTCAGCTTTTTCGGTTCCCAGTCATTTGTGATAGTTCCGGCATTAAATCCCATGCTGCTACGGCTGTGGTCCTTATAACCGCTTACAGTCATTCTAGGGATCTTAATCGTCTGTGCATTCAGGAACTTAATTCCTGGATTTGAAAGAGTCAGATCATTGGAGATCATTTCCCTTGAATATTTCTGCGCTAACTCACGCATAAAAGTTTCCGCGTAATCGTATACTGCCATAATTTACATCATCCTTTCTTATTTTTTGTTTCCAAAGATGGAAGACAGCTGATCTGCCTGGTTGGCCTGCTGTCCTGTTCCACTGCTTGCTGCACCCACCTGGATAAATCCAGTTGTTCCGGATGCCTGCGGCTTTAATGCCGGCACATCTTCCAGAACCTTGTTGAGCGCTGCTTTTAAGTTCTCTTCATTGACTTTTCCATCCTGTCCTACAGCCTGGCTAAGATCTGCCATTTTGAGGATGTATGGGATTGTCTTGGCATCAATACCCATGCTTACCGCAACAAGTATAGCAGCGTTCTGGATCTGCGCCTGCTTGGCCGTCTCCTGTGCCTGTGTCAGCTGATTCTGCATAGCTCCCACATCCGGAGTATTAGCAGCCTTCTGCTGCTTAAAAGCTGCGATCGCCTGTTCTACTTCCTGCTGAGAAAGTCCCTGCTGCTTAAAGTAGGCTTTCAATGCGGTATCTTCCTTAGCTGCCAGCGTACCATCAAGCATCTGCTGGATCTTTCCATAGTCAATAGCTGGCGCCGATGCCTGCTGAGTATTCTGGTTCTGCTGCGCAGTCTGTGTGCCTCCATCTCCTGCTCCCTGCTGGTTCTGCTGTGCCTGGTTCTGATTTGTTTCTGCCATGTTAATAGTCTCCTTTCCATTTTGGGAGTGTCACTCCTGTTACTGATCCATTTCCATCGGTGTCACCGGCCGCGCAGAGTTTAATGCCATACTCGCGTTTGGGCATAAAAATAACACCCAGGAACTGCCTGCGTGCTTACTGCTCGATCTTATTACATTTGGTACACCGCCGCACATAACCACCATAAGGACCGGAAGCCCTGCTCCAATGCTTGCGGTAATGGTGGCAGCATTCTTTTTTCTTGAAAAACCTCTGCCTGATCCACGATAAAAGTCCCATAAGATCACCTTCTTTCATTTGCGACGTCGCAATTTATAGATCTATTTAACTTCAATTTCCGGGATTAACCTTTCAGGATAAAATACCAATTCATAATGATACTTGTCTGTTCCTTTCGGCTCTGTCTGCTCCATTACATAGCAGGTCCAGTCATTCAGGTAAATATAATCCTTATAATACTGGTCATCACCTGTTTTAATGGTCACTATCAGTTCATTTGAACTATTATTGCTAAGAGCCATATAACCTTCGGCCTGGAGCATAACCGTATCCGTTCTTGCATTGGTAACTGTAATTCTGCGATAAATATTAAATTCATTCGCATCTTTTGATAAATTATAGTTTACTGTGTGTGCTGTTGAACACCCTATCATTCCAAACATCACAGATAATGCCACTCCAAATGCTAAAATCTTCTTTTTCATCTTCTTAATCTCTCTTTCCTAAAAATGGGTACAAAAATACCACCGGCCTGATGACTGGTGGTATCTATTCTTGTTTCGGTCTCTCTGGATCCATTGAAAGCTTCATATCACATTCTGGAGAATCGCAATAAAAAAAGTAGTTTCCTTTACACTTAATATGACCTTTTTTACATTTAGGACATACTGGATTTTTTCCTGCTCTTGCATCCAACAGCATTCTATTACGGCTATCCATCTTCGTCCTCATTTCTTCTAATGTCACAATATCACCTACTTTCTCCATGGATACTCCGGATAAAGCTCATTTACTAACTTAAGTATATCTTTTTTCTCTTGGGAAGTCAATTTATTTGATCTCTTTCGATGTTTCACTTCTTGAGCAATACAAATGGCTTCCGACCATTGATCTCCGCCAATTCCATACTTTCTATGCGTTGTTTCATGTATGAGGACTTCTGCTGTTTTTTCTATTGTCTTTGTCCTATCTGCAAAAATTCTTATCACGTCATCTTCCACGTCATAAAATCCCAATTCATTATACGGATTATCAATGCCATAAACAAATTGAACTGAAACATTATTCTTTTCCAGATATTCAGACATCTCTTTTCCGATGTCTGATTTTAGCATATTTTTCTTGATATTATGTGGTTTTATAACATCATTCTGCCCAAAATTATATGTATAATAAATACCTTCGTTTTCTTTTAGCCTTGCCCATTTGTTACGTTTTAGTTGGTATTCTGCTTTATTTTTCATATCTAATGAATACTCAGCCAATCTTCCATACTTTTCTTCCTGACGCTGTGCATACTGCTGTCTGGCTTCCTGCTGGTTCTGAAGCCCAACTGCTTCCAGTTCTTCTTTAGTCCAGGTATCATCTGCTGTGGAAATGCCCGGAAAATATGTAGTATGACTGTCTTTACATCTTGGATGATAAAGCCCTTTACTGATTGCGTAACTCATCAACGGATATTTCTTGCCTGTCTCCGGATCCACACCGTTCTTGCTGCCACCACTCCATACATCATCGATCAGGACCTTACCAACAAAAGGAAGGCACTTAGGACACGGATTACCACGCTTCGCCATAATGACTGTAGCAATGCCCCATTCCTTACGCTTTTCTCCTTCGCCTTGCAGATAAGCCCGCTTACTAGCTGTTTTGATCGCCATATCGGCATAATCTGAAAGTGTATGCCTGGCACCGTTGGCATACTCCACACAGTTAAGGCCGCGGGACAACATATCTTTTGTAGCCATATCCACAGCCTTTTCATAGGTCCCGGCACCTGTATTGGCATACACCTGGGCGTTGAAGATTGCTTTTCGGTAATCATCGTTTGCCTTACGGAGTACTGCCGTTTCTGCCTTCTCCATATCGTCTATGGTGGCTTTGATCAATGCTTCTAATTTTTGCTCATTCAGTTTGAAAAACTCAGCGGTGGCTCTCGATCCAGTTCTCTTAGCCCCTTTAAAGCCGTTTTTAATTGCCTGAAGTATACGCCTTTCCTGCTGCATACTGCCTTTTGACCGTGACATCCGAATCAGACTGTCAATCTGGTCATTAATGCTTTTAAACTGCTTGCTGTATTTCTTCTGGTTACGGACTTTGTACTTTTCCAGGGCTTTCAGCTGCTCTGTCTGCCACATGGACCAGTTATAACCTTCTTTGGTTTCCTCTGCCCGATGCCGGTCCATATTCCGGATCATAGAAGCTATCAGCTCATCTTCTATCTTCTGAATAGCTTCGACAATGTCATAATCGCTCTTCCTTGGCATCATCCCTCACCCGCTGCATTACCTTGACCTGCATTCCCATTAGCTCCCAGATTAACGTCAAAAATACCGGCAGCCATGTTGACTCCCGGTTCTTCTACTTCTGCAATACCCTGTTCTGCTTTTAGACGGGTGATCTCTTCCTGCTTCCACTCATCATCCTTACTATCGCCATACAGTTCTTCCACTGTTGCTTCAACGCTCATCAAGGCGGTTCCTGGTCTTGCCTTCGCTAATGTCTCTATCTGCGACTCAAAGGACGGGTTCGCATACTCTCCAAATGGAATTGATACCTTTACTTTCTCAATTGTCTGCTTCATTAAGATGTTATAGGCATTAATACATGCAGATATAACTTCCGGTAGCTGTTCACTCAGAGCTTCAATGATAGCATTTCGAGTATAAAGGGTTGTTTTTTCTTTCTCCCTTTGTGCCTCGGCATTGTCAAGCTTTTTGGTATCAATGCCAAGAGTACTTGGGCTGATAATTCCCTGCAGGCAGAGATCCAGTGCCGTGACGTATGATGCAAGATAGCTGTCATGTGGAATTGTTGGTTGCACCGTGGTAATTTGGTTCTTACCGTCCTCTGACATATTATCGTTGCCCGCAATATGCTGATTATCAAACGGATTGGGTTTCAGCAACGCACCAGTTTCCGGATTTCGTGGGATAAACGCTTCCGGAATAAATGTCCTTGCTCTACCTAACCGTAAAGCCTGCATCCACTGGCTCCAAATCTCATCAAATGCATCAAAGTTATCTAGCTTACCATCAAAAATAGAACCACCTCGCCCTGCCCACTTTGCACTCTCATAGATTTTAAGCGGAGCGGCAAGAATTACCGACTCATCAAATTTGTAATCTTTCAAATTCTTGGTAGTTTCAACCGCTTTCAGGTCAACTAAGTTATCCCCCTTGTACAGCTCATTCCGGATGTAGCCATATCCATAGTACTCATAGAGTGTGTATTTTCTGCCGTTCTCTGCTATCGGTGTCTTAAATACCACCTCTTTAACTCTGCCTCGGTATCGATTAATTTCTATCTTTTCTCCCGGATACCATTCAAGAATAGGATAAGGGCTCACTGTAGTATCCATTGTCACTTTATAAGCTCCATCACCGATGTACAACGTTTCTTTCAAGGCTTCTTCAAAGCCTTTTCGGAACTTATTTGCCTTCTCAATCTCTTTCCATATCTGTTCCTGGGCCGTATTCTCAAACTCAAAATCATTCATATCCGCAAGAACGATGGATGATAAAACGCGGACGATCAGTGCTGGAAGGCCTGTATGTATTTTCCGCATTTCCATTCCTGGGCTGCACCTTGATGCCCAGAACTTGTATTTATCAACTTCTTCTGGGCTCTGTTTATAAAACTCTTCCAGCTTATTTCCGTCACCCCAATACCATATACGATTTCTGATAGCAGACAATTCAAAATCCATAAGTTCATGGACTTGAATTACAGTTGGGTTTGCTTCCTGGATATCCAGCCAGCTCCGAAGCCCCCGTTTAATATTTTCATTCAATTTCGATATCCACCTCATTTCTTATCCTCCTCAAACCCGATCAGATTACGATACGGTATCCAGCTGTACTGTCCTGCATTGATCGTATGATCATTTCTGTCTTCTGGTTCGTCCTTATCTTCCTTCCAGCTATACTTATCAAGTTCAGCCAGATGCTCCGGGCATTCATCAACTACCAAGTAACAGCCCTGTTGGATCCAGCCAAGCTGCAGGTTAATACGATCCAGGATTTCCAGTTTCTTATACGCATCCCAGAAGTTATAGAGACAGCCACGCAGCCGTTTGTATTTCTTAAGTTCCGTCATAGTTGCCTGATCCGCATTGTCTATGTAAACGTCTTTCGCAAATCCCCACTCCTTACGGCAGCGCTCCAGGAACTCTACAAACTTCACAGCTGTGTCACTGGGAGCAATAGGTGTTTCCAGTTCTGCATTGTTGTAAACTTTTTCTGCCAGTGTGATCAGTCGCCTGTCCTCCGTAATCCCCTGGAAGATCATGGATATCGTATCTGGTGACTTACTGGAATAAGCTGTATCCAATCCGCAGGAGAACTTCTTCCAACGGATCCGCCCTGCCTTTATCTCTGCCCTTACCCAGGCAGCAGTGACAACATGCTTTTTCCGGTCAAAATTTGGAAACACCAAGCCGGTAGCTTTACCTCGCAGCCCCTGGATCTTATTCTTCCAGATCTTCGTGCCTTTCGGCGTGTTAGCCAGGATCTTGTCCAGCTTTTCCTTAGGCAGACCCAGGTTATGGACAAAAGAAAAGAACCAATGCACCCATCCATGCTTTGGCTCTTCTTTCAATTCATCTTTAATTTCCTGAGGCGTTTCCTCTTCCCACTCCGGCAGAGGCCGTGAGCAGTTGATGTACTCTTTATACACCGGAAGCGAAGGATCATCCGGATTAAGCGTAGCCATGAGATAATCACAACGCATGGCAGCTTCTCGTACAAAGTCTATATCAGCCGTATTGATCTCATCAATATACAGGCAGCCATACTGACCACCCAGGGCCTTCTGCCATTTCTTCTTATCGCCGTAACCCATGACATAAATAACTTTATCACCGCCGGAAGGATGGAAAAGGATATGCGGGATCTTATCATCCTTGGTTCCATTGCCGTTATACTCTACAAGGACACCAAAATCGTCCACAATGCCCAGATCCTTGTTGATGATGTTCTTTTCCGCGGTTCCGGTGTCCTTGGCCGCGATGATGTGCAGCTTCTTCGGTGACTCCGCCACCTTAAGCATAAACTTAAACAGCCCTACCGTAGTCTTTCCGGCTGCTGTAGTCCCTTCAAGGAACTCTACAGGCGCATCACACCGAAGAAAAGCTTTGTATTTATCTGATAACAGTAAACGTTCTGTACTCACTATCCACCACCACGTATCTGCCGGATCAGATCATCCAGCTTAGTCTGCTCTGCTTCCAATCCTGTAACTTCCAGCTTATCCTTAAACATGCCAAGATGCCGTCCCAGAAGCTCCAGAGCCTTTTCTTTATCATTCAGTTTAATCTCTATGCCATTCTTTCCTTCTTTGATCCCAGCAATGGCCTTGATCTGTTTCTCCGACAGCTCGCTGGTATCTGTTAAAATCACATTGCCACGAACGATCTGCACAAAGTCTGTAGCTTTAGCAAAGGCAATTGCAGCCAGTTCTTTGATCACACGGTCCTGAGTGATCTCTGTTCGCTTCTGCCTCTCTTGCATACGTTCTGAAATATAGGCTGCAACCTTAGCATTTCTTAGCAATCGGCTTGCATTAGCCGCTGCTATATCATCATTCTTCACCCTTGGATAAGCGACCTTGTAAGCCCGTGTGGCATTCAAGTCAATGAGATATTCATCTGCAAAAATTTTCTGTTTTTCTGTCATTTGGACTCACCTCGCTTTCGTTGTTTTGGGTATAAGAAAGGAGCCCCGCCCGGGCGGGTCCCTTTCGTAAATAATTAGCAAATATTAAAACATACGTTTTGTTTTAAATTCATTTTTTCTCTCATACGTTTGATTATTTTCGATATAAAATAAAATCTTATCAATAGTATCTAATACTGCTTGTAATAATTGAATAATTATACTCATCGCATCAACCTTCTTTCCACCTATATACAAACATTATACTCATATACCAATATTACATACCGGAAATAATGCAATTAGAAATAAGATTACATAACACATTAAATAAAAGCGTAAAAGAAATATTCCCTATAATCTTGAATTTCGTTTTTTTCAACTTTTTTTCAATTTTTTGGCATAATAGATGATCGCCATTTGTAATATTAAAAGTATGATTATTGGATGTGGAACGCAAATTAGCAAATAATATACTTGCTACAATATTAAAAACTTTATATACAATTGAACAAAAAACGCCACTGTATACCAAAATGTATACTAACTTTCCTGTAGTTTCGATAGAAATTTCACTTAAATAACTAACATTAAGTCCTTGTATCCATTGAGTGATAAATTGAACTGAACAATAAATGGCCACCAATACAGCACTGTAATTTATGATATAAGCAATTACTCTACTATATTTTTTTAAAGTTTTGTATAACTTGCTATTATCTAAACTCGGTGCCATTAAGCGTTCTTGCCAAACTTCAACAATTCGTAGCAATTCATCTCCCAACATTGGATTAATAAAATCCACACGAGCAATAACAGGACAAACTTCTTGATCTATTTTATCAACTTCTTCTAGTTTTCCAGATATAAGTAAATTCAACATTTCCTCTGGTCTTAATTCATCCGCTAACCGGACAGTTAATGTATGCTTTTGAGGAAGTTTATATCCTGGTAATTGAGCATTATATTCCCACACAATCAAAATACTATTAATTTCTTTTTCTAATGATAAATCGTATGATTCAAATGTTGTCCAACTATCAAATTCAAGACATTCTCTGTCTTTAAAATTAACATTTACATTTATTCTAAATCCAGCATCCGCATAATGAGTTTTAAATTTCTCTGTTATTTTATAATTCAAATTTTTTAAATCTTGCATAGAAATAACAACATCTCTACCAAATAACTTTGATCGCGAATCTGGCTTTGCATTCATCGCATAATAAAGAGATTGGTAAGTTTTTATTAATTGCTCATCAGATGTGATTTGCATCAATTGTGTATCTTTATTACCCATCGGTATTCCTCACTCCCCTTATGATATGTCCACTATATCATACAAAACTAAAAAAGAAAAGCCCCTGCATCTAACAGAGGCTTCCAAGAAAAAAGGGGAAGTACAAAATAGCAACAAAAATCATCGGAACGGAAGGATTCGAACCTTCGCTTAGGATAAAAGCCATTGCTCTACCTACTGAGCTACGTTCCAAGGGGGAGGCAACAAGCTTTCACCTGCTGCCTAGTGGGGTTTGACGTAAGCCGTTGGCTGTATGCCTTTGGCTTCCACTCTATTGTATTACGAAACAAACGAATAAAACGAACTTTTTACAAAATATTATGCTCTTTTAAATACTTGTCTCGGATCATTAATCTTGGATAATCTGGACTATTGCTGTATCCAATCTTTACAGCGATCCTGTCCCACGTCATTCCCTCTATGTAGAACATCCGGAACACATACCGTGCCTGACCATCTTCTATGGATCTTATCCAGTCTTCTACGGCCTTGCACCTTGCTTTCTTGTTATCCAGGATCCTCTGACGGCGATCATGCAGCTTCCAGTCAAAACCAGGAACCGCTTTCGGTTGTGGATAGCCTTTGCGGTAGTCCATAACAACGCTGACACCGATCCCATTATCCCCTTCCATCATCTCTACCAGTTCCAATTCCAAGACTACAATCTCTTTCTTGAGCTTTCGGTAACTGCTCAGAAGCTTCCTGGTTATCTTTATTTTCGCCAATGGTATCACCTCCTCTTAACTCCGGATCTGGGCAGAGGCTTGTCCCCGCATAGGCTGGCATCCTGACTGACCAAGTTGTAGGCTTCGGCCCATTGATTATATCCTTATCAGCTGCGGCTATGGCACTGCGCCTTTGCAACTGGTTTGCTTTCCTCTGGGCATCTGACTTTACTAATCCCATTCTTCGCATCCTCTCCCTTCTTGCGCATGGCAGCTATAACATACTCCACATTGGGATTTACTCGTTTCCACATACTTGCCTTTCTTAAAATTTCAGTTTTTCCCAGCTTCATATGCTGCTTTCAACTTTTCAAAATCACATGACTCCATAATATTTGCCATTACTGCAATGGTCATTGTGTTTATTTCGTGCATAGTTTTTCCGAGTTTGATGCCCTGCGGCATTACTGAACTATTACGAATTACCGCAAATAATGCCAGTTTATATTTTTCTTCTTGTGTCATTTTATCCTCCAAATCTTAATTTACCGCCATATAAATGAACGGTAAAAACAGAAACCACATAATATCGTCCACTGTTCTATGCTGAACCTCGCCATATAGCAACAATTCTAGTCCCATCCAAATCAAAGCAAGCATTATCCATGCATATAATGTTTGTACAATTTTATCCATTAGTTTTTACCTTCTTTGCTGATACTCAACTGACAACTAAAAACTCAACTCAAAAGTCAATTTCTCTATTCAACTTTCTCAAATCGATCCATGTAATGATCTTGCCAGTCAGCATTGACAACAGGCCGCACTGCTGTTTTCTCTCTGTATGGCTCCGGAAGTGGCATCCAGGCATTAACATGCAGATCAAGCACTATAAAGTCCTCATCATCCCCTACTCGAAAGGTACCGTTATCATTAACATTTGCAATATATCGTCCAACAGCCGGGACACTGGAATTTTTTAATGATAATAAAACCGGCTTCTCTGGTTCTGGAAGTCTCTCTTCCACCAGGATCCACCTGTGCTTATTCTCTTCTGCATTCAGTTTTTGCAACAGTTTTGCAGCTTCACTCTGTGTAAAGTCATTCAAGCGTATTACACCATCCGGACTGCAGCCCGTATCTTCATAGTCCTTAAGTTTGCACAGCGCACCATACAGCCTTTCACTTACTTCTTTGGTGATTACTTGGCCTACTCGCAGCTGCTCCCACCTGACACCCTTCAGGCACCAGTTACCCAGCTCATCCTTTTCTGTTAATCTCTGCATTTCCTTCCTCCATCTTCTTCAAATACCCGCATACTGTACTTGGTGCAAGCTGCAGTTCCTCAGCGATCTGCTTCATACTCCATCCAGCATTGCGAAGCGCCTTCATTTTTCCAAAATCAATCTGCTTTTTGTTTGTTGCTTCTGACTTTGGTGACTCTGGCTTTTCCTTGGTTTCCGCAGCTGTCTCTGTTGGCTTCTCTTCCACTACCTTTGGCTTTGCTACTTCTCCCAGTTCCTTCTCAGCTGGCTCTGTCTCTCTTTTTTCTTCCTCCAGCACGATCCGGAAGAACTCACAGCCAGCCAGGATCTTCTTCAATGTCAGGAACTCATAATCATCCAGGTTCTTAGGTTCCGGCACTACCGGCTGGAGCACTCCCACCATCAGCCCTCTTTTGTGCAGTTCCAGTGCCTCATCTATTGCAATTTGTTTTATGATCATTGCCCTTCTCCTTTTTATTCAACGGACACCATCTCGGTGCGGTTTTAATAGTTAATTTATCATCATGTCTTTCTGTTCTGCAGATTATAGGATGAGGCTCACATTCACTCCGTGTAAACTTGGCTTCATCATGAAGGCAGTAATAACGCCCTGGCCTTCCGTTCATGTCATAAAATTTTTTATAGCTGCAGTCTTTACAGTTCATTTCTTTTCCCCTCTCTGTATCTCTTTCAGCTTTTCAATCAACGTTGTCCTGTTTGCCCGGCAGTCCCTAAAGAACTTTCCAGACTCCAGAAGATACTCCTCATTTGCTCCATACCCTTCCTTGTACCTCATGGCAACATCAGCTTTCCAGTCATAAAGCATGGAGTGATACGTCTTGATAACGAAGCTTGTCCCATCCGGAAGATCATACCGGTGATACCGCTCACCTGTCTCCTGGTTATCGATCCAGAGTGGCCAGGCCTCATACGCATCAATAAAGGCTGCTCTTTGATCGTTGTTTTTAAGCGGTGGAAGCTCTGGCTGCTTCGGTTTATCCTTTTTCGCTTCCATGTCTTCCAGATCACACAGCATAGAAGCCAAAGCGCCTACTTCCAGTTTTTGCCTTCTTATATGCTCATCTGATTTATCAATGCCAGGAGCTTCCAGGCATTTAGCAAGAAGCTGCTTCTTTCTCTCTAGCAGTTCTCTCAGGAGTTCTATGTCTGTACGTTCTTTCGCTTCATTTGTGGAAGCTTCTGTATCTATTTGCGACGTCGCAATTTCTTCTCCTGTTCCCGTCACATACAGCCAACCACATCTACAATTGCAGTCTTCCTTGCATTCAGCACAGCATTTCACTCCATTAGCACCGCAGCAGTTGCAGTTTCCATACTTGCTTTTCCCAGTTATGCATGTCTTCGGCCAGCGCTGCCCTTCGGTAGCATCTACAGGTTCATCCTGCTGCTCGTTGATAATATCCGGCTCTTTCTCAAATTCCGATGACCATGGATCATACATACACAACAGCTCACTGGCAAGCTGACCATATTTAAGGTGGATTTTTTCATTTCTCACCCGCCAGTCCATTCCACCTGCAAAAGAGTGAAAATCAAAACTATATTCTGAATAACCAACGCAATGACATCCGTACGGTGCCAGCTCCTCCTGGATCTGTTTTGCTTTCTCCCCAGTGTTCTGCCCAGTACGCATAGCTCTCATTGCCCGTTTAAAATCACCAAGCTGATATTCCTTCCAGGCTTTGATAAACTCTCGGATCGTCATACTGTCCTGAGGTTGCGATGTCGCAACCTCCGCATCTTCCTCTTCCATCAGCTCTGCAACCGGTATTTCCTGGCTAATAGGCTTACCTGCCACCGGCCGGATCATATTTTCATCCTCTTCCACATCAAACAGCTCCGCTGTTGATGTTTCAAAGCTTCCCGTTTTCTCTTCCGGCATAACCCCCGGGATATCTTTTAACTCTGTCTGCCCCGGTATCTCTATGTAAGGTATTTCCTTCGGTCTTGCCATGCTCCGGATCTCCCGGACCGTCATATCCGGTGTTACCTGCTCCAGCTGCTCATCACTCATGCCAAGCATCTCCTGCAGCTGGCTCTTGCTGAAGTCCTTAAACCTATCATCTATGAGCGGACTGTTCCCGCCCCTGGAAAACCTTGTGTTCCTGGTAATGTATCTGGATGTGGCAGAGGCACTGAGACCAAACCTGTCCATGGCATACTCATTGATGTTCTTATATCCTGCTTCCAGATACAGTTCATTGTCCCTGATATGTTTCAGGTAAAATCCCGTTGCGATCACACTGCGTACAGCTGACTGCAGGTTGGACCGGATAAATACCTCTGCATCTTCCAGGGATACATCCCGGTACCACTCCGTGTCTGTATGTTTTATCACTTCTGGAGTTTCCAGAACTGCTGCATTCTCTTCCATTTTCCTTTCCCCCCTTTTATCTGCGGTCGATCCGCAGGATGAACTCCCTGTTATCCGTATCTTCCACGATAAAATCATCTCCTGCCTTGCACAGCCTCATGTTGTCCAGCTGTGCATTGCTCATCGTGCACCAGAAGAAGCTCACACGTAAGATGCTCCTCATATAGGCTCTCCTGGCTATGATCTGGTCCTTGTCCATGATTTTTGCGTAATAGCCGCCGGCTCCCTGGTCAACTCTATGCCTTGCCAGCTCCGCCGCCTGCATTTCTTCCATCTTCTCCATCTGTACCGTCGCCTAACTGCAGCCTTCCTGCTGCCATTCTGATCTGATCATCCAATCTCTGTCTGTTTTCCTGCCGGATCCCTGGTGGAAGCATTCCTACACGCTTCATCTCCTGGAGCTTAGGATCATAGGAGTCACGGAAAAATGCACGTTCCGCCATGATGTTCTCGCTCCTGCAGATGTTCTGCCAGCCAATGTTCTTCACCACGCTCCTGCATGGTTCCGGCAGGCTTTCCAGGGCTTCTGCTTCCTGCATGTACCCATAAGCCCTTACCGCTTTCAAAACCATTCCCCAGGCATCATCTATGCTTAAGGCTTCCGGATGTTCTATCTGGGTGCATAACTTTCTGATCTCAGCAGCAGAAGGAAAGAAATTACTTGTAGCCATCAACTGCCTTACTGCGTTCTTGCACTGCTCATAGGGGATATCCCCGATCAGCTCATACCAGATATCCATGGATGCCGCGCTCTTTGTGATCTGGTTCCTGCCATAATACTCTTCCATGGTAGCTGCTAGTGTTGCAAACTCCCTCTTATCCATTCTCCGCCCACCTCCTGAGCCGTTCTGCCTTATCATCGGTTGCTCTTGCCGCTGTCCTTCCCGACTGGGATTGCATATAAAGAGTTTCAAACTTTTCCCGGAACTTCTTGGTGCTCCGGATATTTGCCTTCCAAAACTGGTTTGTAACTGCATACTCCAATGCGGTGCGGATCTGCTCCGGTGTCCTGTGGTCAATGCGGAGCATCCTTTCAATGTGGACACACCACTGGGATTTTTCTTCATCCGTTACCGGAACTCTGGATCCTGGGAATCCTTCCAGACAGGAATGGATCAGGGTATTTACACAGATCATCTCAAAAGAATCCGGAGTAAACATGGTTGCTGCTTCTGCTGCAACGCCACTCTCTTTATTTACTTTTATTTCTTTTTCTTTACTTTTCTTTTCTTTACTTTTCTTTATGTCATTTTTCCGGGAATTATCGTTATTCTTCCAGGAATTATCCTCATTTTTCCGGGAAGAATGAAAAGAAGGGTTCACTTTAATAAAGGGTTCCGTTTCATCCGCTTCCAAAAGCCAGAAACCCTTTATTACCACCGGTGTCTTTTTGGCGCGTTCCTTGACTGCCAGCTGATACCGTTTCTGTATTCCGGGTGAGGTGAGGATAGTGTCCGACTTGAAAAGTGTGCTGTCCAGTAGTGACCGTTCAAGCAAGAATGTCAGCACCTGCTCTATGAACCCATCTGAGAGATTCAGGTCTGCTGCCAGGATGAACTTAAAATCATCGTTCCATTCCATGTAGTAGCCTTTTTTGTAGATCTCGCAGAGTAAATAGATATATACCGCGATCCCGTTATTGCCAAACCTGGCGCGCAGGATCCGGATCTTATTATCCGTGAAAAAATCGACATCAAGAGGAAAGTAACTAAGACCTGGCTTCTGCTGTCTTGGCATGTCCCTTCCCTTCCGTTATCTGCTGTCCAGCCTCCCACTCTTTGAAGAGCTGGATCCAGTCTTCTAATCTCATGGTGACCAGCCATTCAGACCGGTCCCTGCGGTGGAACACACACGGCATCTCTCCGGTCCTGGAGTCCCTTTTGGACTGTTCCATGGCTTCCTGGAGGTTTAACCGTTCCACTCTCTTACATTCTATATGGATGCCTGGGAGACCGGTCACATCCGCATCACCGCTGGCACCGCAGAACTGCTGCCCTCTGCGGCAGGCATAGCCGTGGTCCCTTAACCTTCCGGCCAGTTCCCGTTCCCCGCGTTTTCCTTTTTCCCGCTGTGACTTTCCCATAACGATCCTCATCTTTCTTTTAAAAGGGGCGGCGGTCAGAGAATTGGGTTCATGCTCCGCCCCTTCAGGTACAACACCTCTGGTCATTTAATACCGTGACATATGATCCTGACCTTTAAGGTAGTAAAACAAGCTTTTCCAAATACGATAGATTATCCGATGATAGTGATACGATTTCTAAGAGCCATATCCTGTTCTGACAGGACTAACTCCAGATAATCCTTGATCTTTCTTGCTGCTTCTGTCTTCCAGATGCCGCCCTCTGCTTCCACCAGTTTAAACTCCGGTGTCCCTCTGTCTCCGATACGGAATACAAACTGACTGACCGGCTGCTCCACTTCCTGGAAGGTACGGTAAGGTCTTAACTGGACCGGATTTGGTACGATCGCATCTGCCTTGGCCGCCACACCCACGGTCATGGTCGCCACCTGGGTGCAGCCGTCATCGGAATAGGTCTGCTCATTCTTTCTCTCGATATTTCCGGCAAGCAGGAGCACCGCATCCAGGTCCGCCGTTTTTGCGAAGTTGGCCTGCAGGCCGATCATAAAACTTTCCTGGTCGTACCACTGGTCAAAGCGGAAGCCTGAAACCTGGGCATCCGTTTCAAACAGGACCTCTCTCTTACGTTCCCCATCCAGAGCAGACATCAGTCTGACCTTAGTAGGACTCACTACATGGATGATCATTCTTCTGTCTTCTGTAAACTCTTCCCTGCAGTTTACGATGTAATCTGCCAGTGCTGAAAGGGTAGTTGCCTTTACAGGCTCTGCGTAATTGGCGGTATCATATCTTCTCAGCGCCTTATTGGCATATGTATGACCGCAGATCTCCACCACTTCTGTTTTCTCATTTTCCCTGGCAAGTTCTTCCACATGCTCCAGGGCATCTTTTAAACCTTCTAACATGGATCATCTCTCCTTTACTCATTTATCTTTTTTATCATGCCTGCTGTCTTCTTAAGTCGATCGGCCCGGTCCTTCTGTCCCCAAAGATCTCACCGGTCTCCGGATCCACGCTTCTTCCTGCAGTTACATCCTCATATGCAGCTGGCGGGATCTCCTGTACCGGAGCAACCTGTGGGAGCCTGCTCCCCGGCTCTGACATATCAATACGGCCCGTACTAGAATCCTGTCCCACCAGGAACATGGTCTCCGCTTTCTTAAATCCGGCCAGTTTCGGCTTCACGTTATACTCTACCTTCAGGTTCCCACGCCCGGCCGGTTTGAACTTGATATTGATCGTCATTTCCCTGGCAGCTTCCGGATCCATGTTCGGATCCAGGATGTTCCTTCCGATCTGCCTCAGGGCCATGTTGAACCTCTCCTGAAGCCCACCATTGCCAATGCTGTCAAATGTTATCGCCATGCCTTGATCACCTCCTTTCTGTCATGCTTTCTAATTGAAAAAGTCATCCGCTGCATCCATCTGTGGCTGTGGCATTGAAGGAACAGGCTGCTGTACATCAGCTTTTTCTTCAATGGCCGGCTGTGTCTGTGGATCGATCACATCTCCTGCGGCATACTCCGGTTCTGCAGCTCCCATCTCTTCTGCTACATACATGCCTGCAAATGACTGTGGAAAAGCTTCCCTTAATGCCTGTACCGCTGCAACCTTACGGATCATGGTCGCGGGTTTCTTGGACCACTGGGAATTAAGACTTCCGTCTTTCTTCTTTCCTGCGTATTCATCAAAAGAAACTTCCATGCGGAAGCTGTGGCTTCTGTCCTTGCGGAATACTTCCGCATAGCCTCCCACTAATGTTTCACCGGGAAGCTTCAAAGTTCCCTGTCTGTAACTGATCTCACCTGTTTCTTCATTCTGGACGATGATGCCTGCTTCCATGCCGTCATAGCTTGCATGTGCTTCTGCCCTCTTGAAATATGCATCCTTTCCAACTACCAGAGTTGCCGGTTCATTTCCGTACTTAATGCAGTACGCTTCACGAAGCCATGGATTAAGACCGGTAAAGCGGCACAGGTTGATAAACATCGCAACTTCCTGATCAGATACTCTGTCCTTATCCCCGCTGATCAGATAATTCTTTACTGTTCCAGGTGTAAGTGTTACCTGCATACCGTTTGCCATATACTTTGTTGTTTCTACCTTCTGTACCGGCTTATTAACCAACTTATTTGCTACTGCCATTTCTACATCCTCCTCTTACTGTTTCGGTACCGGCTCAAACCGGATTCCATTATCTTTTAAAAATCCTTTTAACTTCATCAGCTGCTCCCTGGTGGCATAGACCCTGAAGTCGATCACATTGACCGGCTCTTCCACGGTCTCCATTTTGGGAACTTCTGTTTTAACAGGTTCTGCAGGAGCTGCCTGTACCGGCTCCTGTCTTCCAGCCGCCATTACTTTCTCAGCTGCAGCTTTCCGCTGCGCTTCCTGTTCTGCCTTTCTCTTTGCCATTTCTTCCTGGTAAAGCCTGCGGTTCTGCTCCTCTGCCTCTAACTGGTTCCTTTTTGCCATGGCCGCGCCGATATCATAAGTCTCCAAAAAGACTTTCTTCATATCACCGGCATAAGGGCTGTCCACTTCATTTAAGACAGCCAGTCCCTCATCCACCTTCTGGATCAGCGCCAGGATCTCTTCCTTAATGGACTTCATGGTAGTGGAAGCAAGGGCATATCTTGGCTGCATCACACGCTCAAAGGGAAGATACTTGCCAATATCGTGAATGTTATCTTCATAGAACTCTCTGACCTTGGCTGTCTTTTCCTCACGTAAGCGCTCTTCATAGCCTTTGACCTGGCCGTCAATGTTATCGATCGCTTTTTTGATAATTGCTGTAAGATCATCAACTTCTAAACGGAAGGTCTCATAAGGCTCCATAACCTTTTTGCGTACTCTGGATTTCTCTGCTTCCAACGCATCTTTAAACTTATTTAACTTTATTCTGTCTTCTTTAGCCTTTTTGATCATGTCATCTGTATAAACAGATGCTGCATATTCCGCAGAAATAGGCTCTATATAGCTTTTAAGTTCTTCATAATTCCACTCGATCCGCTTTAAGAAGCTGTCTTCCGGGTTATAAACTTTCAATTCCAACATGTCTGTTCTCCTTTTTACTGTAATGGTGGAAGGACTCTGTTTGGGCTTGTCCCTGTAACTACACAGTTCCAAAGCCTGCGTTCTGCATCTACCAGAAAACAGATATCATCTTCCACCTCTTCGCGCTCTATAAATCGTTCTATCGTTTCAAGGCGCATTTCTTCTCCATACCAGCTCTTCAGCTGGGCTTTTAATACTACAAAGTCATATTCTGTTACCGCCAGATAATGAAGGACTTGGCAGTAATAGTTATCCGGGATCCCTTTTCTCCATTTCTCCCACTGGGAAGACCGCAGGATATTGGATGTTTTGATCTCCAGGATCCCATGTCGTCCGGTACTGTCCAGAAGTTCTCCATCCAGAGAAGCGTGCATCCAGGGATATTTTGAATTGATAAACATGTTATTTTCATCATAGGAAACTTTGTATTCCGGATGATCCAGTACAAACAATGCTCTGAGATACTTCTCCGCCTCAGTTCCATACTGGACGTAATCTTTATCAGAAATATCTTCCGGAAGCACCAGTCCAACCTTTTCTTCCCATAACTGCACGTTGTTCTTATATGGATTTCTTCCAACACAGGCAGCCGCATCCGAACCGCCTATATGGTTCTTTCTTCCCTGCAGCCACTCTTCCCGGCTGTTAAACAGCTTTTTAGTCACCATTCGTAAGCCTTTCTAACATCTTTGCTTTGCAGCTTTCCCCAACTTTTTCCATAAAAGTTGTCAACATAGCAATTGCATGATAATCGTCTTCTGCAAGAGTATTAATCGCATCTACCGTAGCATCTGCTAAACCTTGAATCATCGCAGAACTTCTTAATCCTTTGCCACCCATTACAGCTAACTGAATCTGCTGCTCTTCTTTCTTGGAACCCAAACCGATTGCCACAACCAGTTCACAGTCTTCAATTTTTCTTACTCTTCCGTCATCCAGTGTAATCTTCGTTTTTACCATCTTGCTTTTCTCCTTCTCCCTCCGTATAATGAGGGTGTACAATTTTTTCTTTTGGACCTATCGCAGTTGCCGCTGCCTGGGTCCTTTTTTATGTAATCTCTGCATGCCTGTAAGCGGCTTCTCTC